GTCGCTTTGCAAGCAAAATCCCACTAAACCCTATAGGTTGCGGATTTGAGGTTTAACTTGCGTGTACTCTCACCGTGGTTCCGCTCATATAGATAGCGCCACTTTTATACATGTAATAGTTCTTGCCATTAATCACGACAGAAGAAGGATTCATAACAAAAGGAGCACCACCCATGGTGAAATCTTTCAGCTTTGGCAAAGTCATAGGCACAAGGATGATGAAGTTCACGTTGTTCTTGCTCGAAGTCTTTTCATACGCACCATTTGCAGAAGTACGAGGGCTGAGTTTGTTGTCAGGAATAGCCACTTCTACCTCAGATATACCAAATCCATAATAGATTGGCAAAACCATCAACACCTTGGCTGTATCCGATTTGATAAGGTCTGAATATTTGGCAGTAAGAACAATAACTGATTCACCCTCTTTATTTACATTCACATTGAGGGTGCCACTGGACTTAAGATCTATCCACTGCATCACATCATTCACTGACAATCCCAAAGCCGAAGGTGTAACTTCAACATCTTTGCGTTTCACCGAATAAGTTAACTTTACAGGTGTATCATTACCTGTAAATTCAAGCAAGTTCTTGTCGACAGACAAGGACACTTGAAGAGGAAAGACTGTTTTTTGCAGTTCCACAAGATTCTCTGTCACGGTTTTCTGCGAAACCACCTTATCTTCTGAATTACCCAACTCCTGGGTAATCATATCTTTTCGTGCCTGTTCCTCATCAGCAATGGATTTCCGTACTTTTTCAAGTTCTTTATCCAAGGTTACCGAATCAACCTTCTTGCCAAGTTCTTCCTTGATTTCTTTCTGACTATCGCTGATATTCGTTATCAACTCGTCCCAATAGCTATCCCTCTCGGCATTCACACACCAAGTAGCCCTGTCCGCATTCCAGTAATGCGCCCAGCCTTCGATCACCACGAAGTCGCCAGCAGCACCTCCTGTAGGGAACTTCTTGTTCACCTCATAGATGCTGCCAAAATCACCCTTGTAGTGAGGACTTGTTTTATCTATATCGTTAGCCATAAAATATTATATTTGAGATAATTGGTTATACTTTTCTGCCAGCTCGCTCTCCTTCTTGCTAACAAGGAAAATAGAGATAGCACGATAAATAAGATACTTCCGGCATTCATCAACCAGCGCAAGCACGATTTTCCGGTCTATCACCTCTTTCTCCTTCCCAGTCTCAGTAGAGAAGACATCCTCCACCTTCTGATAAGGAATATAGGTGAATAGCTCCACCTCATGATCATAAACCTTGCCTGTTTCCTCGGCATGGTTTGCATCATATCGCCCGGCAGTCCAGTACATCAGCACCCTCTTTCCGGTCACTGGCGATGTCGCAATCATGCCCCTTGGCTTCTGAGGTGTACCCCTCGTCCACCGGGAAGCCTGCATCTGTGCCTCCTTGCTGTCCGGGTCCATCAGAGATGTCAATGAAGAAGACCAGCTTTTCAGCCTCAGCTCCACCAGCCTCAGCCAATCATCAGGTATCACAAGGCTACCATGCCCATCAGTGTATTGTGTCTGAATGGCATCATAATCTTGCTTACCGCTTTCATTTAGCGATGCCACTACCCTCTTGGGCTGTAGCATCTGCGGTGGTGCTTGCAGCAAAAGCTGCTGTGCTGCAGTCTCAATAGCTTGCTTCATTTCCTCATCCGAGTCATCAGCAAAGATGTCGTTGTCTTCATCATGCTTCACCTCGTCCATGGCAATGCGCATTTCCTTCACAAGATCACTCATCAGTGCTTCCATAAGCAGCAATTATTAATTATAAATTATTAATTAAAACACGATGTCCACCCCAAGCTCCTTAGCCTTCTCCTTCACGCTTTCAGGCGATTTCAGTTTCCTTACATCCACCTTGTAGGTCTTCTGGAGATAGTTCTTAGCCTTGGTGATATTCTCGAAGTGAAGGGCGTTCTCGTTCGTCACATGCTCTTCTTCATGCTTCTGCACCTGCACCTCTTCGGGCTGACTCTCATCGATGATTCGCCCAGCCTTCGTTAGCGGATGCTTTCTGATGCAGTCTGCCACCTGCTTGTTGTCCGTGAGGTAAGAATAAGCATTGTTACTGCACCGTTCAAACTCCACGCTCTTGATAAGACCGCTAGGCAGAGTCACCACAAAGATGAGCATACTGTTTGCTACAAATCTATACATATCTTTTGTGTTTATGGGTGAAGGGATAGCAAGACCATTTCAGCCTCAACTATCCCCGATTTTTGATATATGTTAGAAAACTATCAGCTCTCTTTTACGATAATTAAGCAGCCTCCTGAATCTGCTCATCGGTCACACCGTCTTCGGTGAAGGTTGGACGAGATACACGTGCATGAGCATCAGGGAATGTCAGAACCCAGCAACTATACTCTTCCATAACCACACCTGCAGTGTTGCGAATCAGGAGATCCTTGGCGTTAAACTCGTTTCGTGACCAAGTACCAAATACATACTTGTCGAGATAACGAGCATCCAAACAGAAGGCTCTACCATCCATGCCCCAACTATTGAAGGCATCGTGGCGATAAATGAGAATTTTAGTTCCCATGCTCTCAAACTTCTCGAAGTCAAGTTTCCATCCCTGGTAGTCCTTTTCGGTCTGTGTAATGATACGCTTGTTAGAGCGGAGATTAGCAAAAGCTTGGTAAATCAGGTTGTCAACGAAGAGCAACTTGGTACGGCTGGAATTACCTGCACCCTTCAACATGGATGCAATAAACTGGGTCAACTCCTTCTCGCTAATCACATACTCATATACCTGCTTCTTCTCAACCTTTGTACCGCTAGAACCATCAGGAACGGTTACATCGTGTGTTACAGGAACTAGAGTACCATCAGCCTGCTTACGCATCTTTGGCTCCCAGTGTCCAATCTGCAAATCCTTACCTGCTTCCCAGAAGATGCCACCCATCGTGTATACAAGACCTACATCTTTGCCACCATTCGACATAGAGCGATAACCAAACAGTCCGCTCAATTCCTGACCCTGTCGCATATCGTCCATAGCCATCTTCTCCTGGCGTGTGAAGTCCCACTGTACCTGGGTCTTGCTCATACGGTCGATAAGAGATTCCTCCACCTGCATGATGAATCGCTGGCAATACTGGAAGCTCTTGTCAGGCATAGAGTAGTAGCTACCTGTCTCTACCTCTTTTTCACCAGCAGCTCGTCCCAGTCGCATTACTACAGTACCTAAAGCAATATCCTCTGGAAGATCTCTGTTTCCGCGTGCATTGTTCTTCTTACCGTTCAGCGCATAACATGTAGGATTTCCGTCATTGTCTACTTCTGTTACACGCAGCTGCAAAGGAATCATTTCGCTTCGGTCAGTACCATTGTCCTTAAAGCCCAGATAGCTGTTCACCATGATAATGTCGCCTACACCGAATACGGTAGGATTCTCCACCTTCAAGGTCACAGATCCACCATTTGTGGTTTTATTAACCTTTTCCGTCAATTTTGTTTTGATTGGTCGCTGACCGATGGAATAGTACTCGATGCGGTTACTGTCCACAGGAGTCATTCGCTTCGAGGCTCGAAGAATCTGGTCGATTGGGCAACTCTCCAGCTTCATTTCCACCACGGTAGGGTTCACATGAGCCACATAGTAGTCCCAGTTGTTCATCCTCTCCTGCTGCTCCTGGCTACCCCCCTGCCACTTTGGACCCGTGCCACCTACACCTGGGCCGTCTGTTGGACCTGTAGGGCCACCGCCACCTTCACCTGCCGGAATATTAGGAGGAGTTTCTGCCATAGCATAAGAGCTGCCACCACTCAGGATCATGAAGACAATCGCCATCATGAATCCAAACCATTTCTTAAACTGTTTCATAATCTGCTAATTTTTAAACTATTAATTATTAATTATAAATTCTTAATTGAAACCTACATGCCAACCATCTTGCTGTACACCTGTTCCGTCCGGCTCTTCTCCTTTGGAAGTGCAGGAGCACCACCGCCACCATTGATGTTGATGTTCTTCTTGCCACCCTGTCTTCCATCGTGAAGCTGCTTCTGCTGGTCTATTTTCTCGTTCTTGCCACGCTTATAGCCTCGCTCCTCAGCATCAGCCACAGCCTTGTCAAAGTCCTTGATCTGGAAGAGGCGCAAGAAGTCTGCCTTCTTCAAGCCATACCGGGCAGCTCTCCATACGAATCCATCATCTTCGTGGTCTTCGCCATCATCGCTACGCTTATACATCCACTCTATCAAGTCCTTGATAGACTCGGGCTTAATCTTGGCTTCCTTCATGGCAGCATCAAGCTCCTTGTCCTCTTGCTCCATGTTGGCTGCAAGAGTCTCCTTGCCCTTGGCTAGCTTCTCGCTCGCATCGAGTTTTTCCTTCTCGCTAGCCTTCAAGCGTTTCCATGCCTCCTCGTCACCATTGATGGCTTCGATGTAGTCTTGTCCTAGCTCGTCTATCAAGTAGTCGATAAGGTTGAAGTCGCCACCATCGGCATTTTTCTTTGTAATGAGACCTGTCACCAGCCCAGGAGCATGAGGATTTTCTTTCAGCATATTGTTGAAGTCGTCCATCTTTTTCTTGCTTTGGTCGTACTGGTCGTAATCGGTCGCAATTTGGTTAAAAACAGCCTCCTCATCGTCCATATTCAGGTCGGGATAACGCTGCGCAAGACGCTCTCTGAAAGAATCTCGCTTTGATTTAACATTCTGATTATCAATCGTTTCTTTTGCCATAAACGTTCATTTTTAATATTTGTGTGCTAAATTAAGGAAAATTTCGCATTACTTTGTGATAAGTTCTGCATCCTGACGAATTAATTTTGTTGGCATGAAACATCTAAATTCCATATCCGAAATTTACCTTAAAAGAGACCAGGAAATGTTTCTGCTCTTTCGTAAGGCCAAGAGGATGGTAGAATATCCTACCACCATGGCTAAGATATGCGATTACATCGCCCAGATGCCTGCCTCTTGTTATTATCTGGCTGATAGCACTGCCTATCGGTATATATGCAAACGCATTAAGGGCGAAAAACCTAAGTTCGGAAAATACCAAGCTATGAAGGAAAAACTCTTCGAAGCCTTCTATCAGGACTTCCTGCGCCTCCGGCAGATGGATCAATACAAGAAATACAACACCAAGAATCTTGTGTATATATGCCTGGATCTCCCTGCGCCCAACTTGGGCATGGCTCCTCGCTACATACAGATGAAAATCAATCATCTCCGCAATAAGAAAACATCATTCATCACTCGATAAATCTCTTCTATTATGCGTACATTATATATAACACTCCTCATCATCCTCCTGATGGCCTTCATCATTCCGCTTCATGCCGACATGGCAGTATCGCCATCAACCCCAATATACTCCCATTTCGTTTACATGTTCGGTCATGCCAACTTCATCCATTGGGCAGTCAACGCTTGGTGCTTGTTGATGGTGCATCGTAAGTTCAGCTTCCATCGTCTGCTGGCTTCGTGGCTGGCATCCGTAGCTCTCTCTTTCCTCTATTATCCGTCCCTCCCGGTTTTGGGTGCATCGGTCATCATATCCTTCTTCATGGGCTTCACTGCTCCGTGGCTCTACCGTAGAAAGCGCCTAGCCTTCTGCCAGATGCTCCTCCTCTTGCTTATAGGTTGCCTCCTCCCTCATATAGCTGGCATCTACCACCTCATCCTCTTCGCCCTAGGCTTCATCTATGCCAAGGCAGAGAGTTTCGTCCACAGAGCCAACACCCTAAAAATATAGGAGGCAAATCAAAAAGTTCAAAGCAAGAACAGCATATCATAAAGTTCAAATCTCAAAGTTCAAAGTAAATAATGCCAGTAGCAAAGTCTTCATTAAAGGTACGACCTCAGCAGCAGATTTCCGACAAGAAGCTCAAAGAGCTTTTAGAGGAAGATAAGAGAAGGCTCACAAGCCTCCTCGCAAGCTATCGTCCCATTACTGGAGAGAATGCACCTGGTCTTCGATTCGAGTGTGTCATTGAGGATTTCTTGAAGGGCAAGAAACTTTGGCTTCCGGTAGAAATGTTGAAGGAAAAGAAGTTTTGCGCCATCATCAAGTGCGGTTCTATCTCTGCCTTCTGCGAGAAGTACATGCCCGACCTCGACCAAGAGAAGGCACGCGATGCAGTCTTCCGTTACCTCATCCGTCTCCGCTGCAAGCACGATTTCTATTTCTTCGCCTACGCCTATGCCCGAATCAAGAATAAGGATGGTGGTGAGGATATACCGTTCCTCCTCAATCATGGACAGATTGGTCTCGTCAAGGATTTTGAGAGACAGCGCCTTCATGGTGAACTTGGTTCTATCCTGATCATTCTCCTCAAATGCCGACAGTGGGGTGGATCTACGGCAACAGATACCTATATGGGATGGATTCAGATATTCTGGATGACCAACTGGAATAGTAACATCATTGGTCACCAGTCATCATCTGCTACCCAGGTATTCGATATGTACGAGAAGTTGATGAATGCAATTCCTACATGGCTGTTCTATGATATTGGAGTACCTTTCAAAGAGGACCCTCGCAAACTCAGAACATCAAGCACACAGAACAACATCAAGTATCTCATACCACGTGATTGCAAGATACAGACTGGTTCGGCTCGTAACCCGGAATCCTGCCGTTCTGCAGATGCAGCCATGGCACATATCACAGAGGAAGCCTTCTTCCCTAACACCACAGAGTGGACCCCTCAGAAGGTTATCAATGCTGCTGTTTCTTCTATCCGAGTCACCGTGCCATTAACATTCATCGTCAGAGAGTCAACACCAAACGGACGTGAAAACGAGTTCCATGATGAATGGGTTCGTGCCAACTCTTTCGATAAGGACGGAAAACGTCTCTCTATCTACACACCATACTTCGTACCATGGTTCGACATAGAGAAATATATCCTTCCTTTCAAGAACGAACAGGAGAAAATTGACTTCATAACCTGGTTGTGGAAGAATCGTGAGGATGAGCAATATAATGGATCTTACTTCTGGTGGCTTTGGGAAATCAAGGGTGCTACACTGGAAGGTATTCATTGGTACGTCAACGAGTCCAAGAAGTATAATGATTTGGACGGTATGCGCCAGGAATACCCTTCCGATGACGTGGAAGCCTTCCTCTTCTCCGGCACAACCGTCTTCGACCCATACAAGTTGAAGGAGATGGAAGAGGATTGCAAGGGCATAGAGCCTATCATGGTAGGCGATATAGAAGGCGATTCCTACGATGCTGCCGATCCAGCCTGCATGGAGAACATCCGCTTCGTTGAACGTTCCGGTGGACCGCTCAAAGTATGGGCTGGACCCGACAACTCCGAGATTGTCAAGCATCGTTACATTGTAGCCTGCGATATTGGTGGATCACATAAAACCTCCGACTTCTCAGATATAGTAGTCTTCGACCGCTACGATGAAATCTACGGTGGCGTTCCCGAACTGGTAGCCGAATGGCATGGTCACTGCGATGCCGATCAGTTAGCCATGCGCTGCGCCCAGATAGCCCATTTCTATAATGATGCTTATCTGGTCATAGAGAACAATACCGCGTACTCACGTATGAACAATACCGAGGGCAACCAGTCAGAACTGTTCTTCCCTATCCTCCTCCCTCTCTACGACAACCTGTATAGTGCTTCCCAGTCCAAGTTGAAGAAGGTGAAGAATATAGAGATGAAATGGGGATTCAATACCAACAAGAACACCAAGGTGGCAGTAGTAAAGACGATGGCGAGAATCATCCGTGATGGTGGTTATATGGAGCGAGAACTAGCAGCCATAGATGAATGCACCTATTTCCTCTATTACAAGCAAAACGACTGCTACGGTGCCATAGCCGGAAAGCACGATGACCGAGTGATGGCTAGAGCCATTGCCCTCTACGTAGAAAAGGACATGCCTGCCCCGGAAATCATCCCATTCCGCTCAAAGTCCGATATAGAGCGAGAACGCCTCCGCAACCGCCCTCCAGTAGTAGCCGAGCTGTCAGGCATAGGTGGTGGCAGCTAGCCCTCTCCCTGAGCCACCGTTCCAGGCGATTCCATCGCCTGGTCCCAATAAGTAAGTAACAATTAAAATCAAGAAAAAATGAAAAAAGTTTATCAAAATCATCTTCGCAAGATGCTGATAGCCATCTACCAGCCAGTAATCACTCGTATCGAGCTTTTCCGCTCAACCCGCATGTGGCAGAAAGGCGTCAAAGCCACCCTTGCCAAGTACCAGGAAGGAGGCGCTCCACGCTTCTACATGCTCTACGACAAGTCCCACAAGGATTGGGCTATCATGACCTACGATCCTAACAGAAAGGATATGCTCGCATATCGAAGATTAGTCCAACTTGGCAAATGGAAGGCAACACGCTACTTCAAGAACGTAGAAGACATCAAGGCTGCCTCCTACTACTACACCCCATCCAAGTGGGGAGCAATCGGCTGCGATGCCGACAACAAGGTCAGAGCCAAGAAGTTGAAGCAGTGGCAAGACTATTACATGTATCGTGTTTCCGTCCCGATGGAAAAGCTACGCTCCTACAAGAAGAAACATGGAATCTCTTAACCCTACACAAAAAAAGGAAGAGAAAGCCATCACGGTTTCCTCTTCCTCAACCTTTTTACCTTTAAACTAAAAACCTAACAATTTACTAACTAAAAAACTTAAAGTCTATATACATGAACCTATTAACGTTATCATATTTATGTAGCTGTAGATGCCGATGGCAAAGCAGCCAAATCATTTGTACCACCGTTTCCATCTTTCAGATGTGCTGCTGGCGTACCAGTCTGCTGTTGCCCTGCTCCGGCAGTAGGCATTTCGCCATTTGCTTGCTGCTGCGCTTGCATGGCTTCCAGCTTCTCCAACTGCTCCTTGAAGTACTTCTTCATTCTGTTCGTACCAGGGAATTGTCCTACGGTCAGCATCGTATATGGGTCCATCTTACCGCTGGTCATGAAGTTCCAAGCCATATCGTTGTTGATGGATCTGACGATTGGGCTGTAAGCATCCAGGTCGATGGCTACGTCCAGATCCATATCCCTCATGGTCTCCGGATTGAAATGTATCTCGAAGTCATCCCCGGTCAGTTTCACGCTGTCCGCTGCGGTACAGAACTCCTGAATCAGGTACAGCTTCTTCTTGGCGATTCTCACCTTGTAGTTATTGAAACTCTCCACGAAGTCCTGAATAGTGGTAGATGATGCCTCTCTCTCCAGCTGATACTGCTTTCCGCTGGTGTTGCGATGCTGTCCCTGCAGAGCACCCTGCACGCCTGTACCCTCTCCTGCCATGGTCTTGGCAAAGTTCACCATGAAATCGACTCCTGCCGGAATACTCTTGTTGACCAAAGTCTGCGGTGGCTTACCTGCATTCTTGGAGTTCCACAAGATAATGCCATCAGTTTTGGTATAGTTCACCTGCATTTCGTCAATGCTCTGTTTCTCGCTCAATGCGTTCTCGTCAACAAGCATCGTACCCTTGGCACCATTCGCCACGATGAAGTTGATCATCATCATATAATGGTTCAAGGTGCGCTGATTGTTCTCGGCACGCATAGTGAAACTTCTTACCTCACCATTCAGGCAAGGATATGCCACGAAGGTATATGGCATGATGGAAGTTCTGAAACCGTCTCTCAGCACATAGTAAGGCGATTCCCTGGCATCCAGCAGATAGCCATTCGGTGTAAGGTATCTTCTGAACCAATAGGTCTCAGCCTCAGCCTTCATTTCAATGGTTTTCAGCTCCGATGGGTCCACATAATAGATAGGATCACCGTTCTCATCAAGCACTGGCAGACCGTTCTCGTCCTTCATGATGTTGGCATCCTCCAGCTTCCGCTTCTTCTCCTCGTAGAAGGCTCGTTGGTCAGGAGAGGCATAGCCACAAGTTCCTGCATCCCAGTCATGCACCCAGATGGCTGGTCTGGTCTCTTTCGTCCATATCTCCAATACCCTGTACTTGCCGATTACCGAAGAATGAGTGAAATCGTCTATCCCGGCATACTGTGCTTCACCGTTGGGGTGATAAGTCTGCTCAGGAGCGAAATGATGCTGTGTCTGCTGATAAATTTCGCTCAGTTTGTCCACCTCAGCCTTGCTTCCATCCGTAAAGGTCGCGATAATCTCTCGCCAAGTCAGATCATGAGCCTCAGCAATAAATTCCACATCGCTCAGGTCATACTTGAAGAAAGGTGGTAAAGCTAGCTTAAAGATGTCCACCATATAGTCAAAGATGCCATTCTTGCCATCCTTTCTGCCATAGTAGGTTTTCATGCCCACAAAGGCGAAGACACAGAAGGCATAGAACATCCTGGCATCCAGCTCCTGCCTGTCGTTCAAGTTGTCGTTCTGCCGAAGATACTCATTGAAGAAACTGATATAGTCCTCCTCGTTCGGATCTACGGCACTGCAAGAGGCTGTACTGCGTTGCTGGCGCACAAGTCCTACAAGAGATAGCAACTTGTCGCCTATCACGTCATATTCCAGTATAGGCATACCCTTCATTTCCATATACTGACGGATGCTTATCTTCCTACCATTCCACTCTATCAGCTCTTCCAGCTGTCTGCCCATCACGAAGTCCTGTGCTCGCTTCCACTTCTTTCTCAGCTCTGCGCCATCATAGAAGTATTTACAAGCCCATTCTATCAACCGAAGGTTGCTGTCTGTCTGGGCAAACCGCTCCCGGCTCACTCCCTCCAGGGAGTCAGGTCCAGGTTCGGCATAGTTCGAAATATCATTTATAACACGATTATCTGGCATAATTCTTAATTTTTCGTCAAAAATACAGCCTTTTTCCCGATTCTTAGTGATAAGTTGCGCAACTTAACATTACTTTCTCATATTTTCCCCTTATTTTTGTTCCGCAATTCTTTTAAATGTAGAATTTCTAATATATTAGATAGTATGAGTAAATCAATCAATGTTCACGAAGCCTGCGTCATCACAAAGGATGATAAAGGCAACCTCTCTCTTGTAGGCAAGGCTAAAGAAGCCCTCACCACCTTGAAGAAGAATAAGGTTTCCGTCTGCATTCTCCTCTGCGACAACAAGAAGGAGGATGTGGAGAAGTTCCTTAACGACAATAATGTTCCTTTCGCCTCTCTCTCCACCAATCAAGAGACCGATAAGGATGGCAACACCGTGCATGTTGACCCACCAAAGGCTGATGTAACTATCATGCCAAGTTCCAAGGTCATCACTCTTCGAGACGATTGGCAGTGGTGTTTGGATGATATTGCCAGACGCCTTTGGGGAAAGGAAAAGAAGGAGAATCCGAAGAGTGAGCAGCAGCGCATGGATGACAGCATGGCTGATTACATACGCTGGGCAACACCAAAGAAGGAAGAATCCAACGGACCCACTCAGATAGGTTAATTATCGCTCCAACATCTTCAAAATACGATTTTCATCTTTTTATTAAATATATAATTTATTTGGAATTTAGAATTTTACGACTATCAAAAAGGGACTCGCTGTGAAGCAAGTCCCTTTTCTTTTTCAGAGTTACGAGTAAGCCCTCGTAGCTTTTATCAGCCTGGCTAATCCATTCCATTCAGTGTCTCAAGCAGCTCCTTTCTGGTCTTCCGGATCTCCACCAGTTTGGCAGCATCGTTTGTACCATCCATTTGCTTCTTTGCTTTGTTCATCTTCTTCTTGGCTGCAGAGATAGCCTTTCTTGCTGCAAACAGTCGCTTGTTGGTTTTGCTGTTCTTGAAGGCGTTTGCCTTCGCCTTGTCAACATCCTTCAAGCGCTGATACTCATCGTAGGTCTCCATCGTTCCGTTCCATACAGCCTGTATTCTCCAGTCCTCGGTCACATCCTCCGATTTCGCCTTCATCAAGTACTTGTTTTCAGCCTTCTCCATTTCCTTCAAGTCTTCATCACCGTTCAGATAGCCCTGCACCATGTCAAGAGCCTCTTTCTGTGTGAAAGCCTTATACTCGCTCTGAGAGAGGAATTTCTTCATCTTCTGGCGCATCTTCTTCTTTTCCGTGATACTCTTGGCTGCATCAAAGCGCTTACTAGCCTCCTGTAAGGAAGTCACTCCATCGCTCATTTCTGCACTCTCCAGTGCCTTCACAGAACCGATTGCAGCCTTAATCTGAGCCTCAGGATCAATACCATTGCGCTGGCAGCTCTGATAGGTCATCACCACGCCCTCCATGTCACCGCTCAGGATAAAGTCCTTGAAGTAACTCTGAGCCTTCCATGGAGAGAAACCCTTGCTAGATGGGAAGAAGAAATCCACCGCCTTGAACTCCTTGTTCTCCTGACTAGGAATTAGGAAAGGTGCCCAGTACAAAGCATCCTTGTAAAGCAGTCCGATGGTCTTGCCATACTTGCGCTGAATCTCCTGATCCGCATGGCTGGCTTGGAAATCGCTCAGATAGTTTATATCGTCCAAGGTCATTCTCACCATAGGGTTAGCCTTACCTATCATTCGCTGTACCATAGGTCCAGGGAACTCCAGTTCTCCCTTATGATTGAAAAGGTATTCCGGAACCTCACGGAACAGCTTACCGTGTCTGATATACATTTCCGTTCCGTCCGCATATCTGCCAAGGTAGATCTTGCTCTGCTGACCAAGGCTGTTGCCTCTCATCAGGTAGTCATACCACTTCATACCATCAGGATAAGCCAATTCGTAAGGACTACGATAACTAGGATTGGTCTTCCTGATTTCCTCAGCCTTCTCGCGCTCCTTCTCCTCGTCCATGGCACGGAAGGCAGCATTGATACCATTGGCAATTGCCTCATAGAATACCATGAAGCCGATACCATAGCAGAGGAGTGAAGAAATCTGTCTGCTCCTTCTTCCCTCGTCCTCCGGTGTAAGAATCCCATGGCCAAGTCGCTTGTAGTAATGCTTGAAGTTCTCAAAGGTTGCCTCATTCCAGATAGAGCCATATCCGGTTAATGCCAGGAAGTGGCGTGTGGTAGAAGCATTCCAGTCTGGCGAAAGAAGAACTCGTCCGGCATAGCGCAAGGTTCGATTGCTGGCACCCAGAATATCCCAGTGCTGACCGCCAAACATATCGTTCACAAACTGACCGTCCTCGTCCAAAGCCCGGCTCAGCTCCTCCTCATTCCATCCCTTCTTCTTGGCACGTTCCTTGGTCTTGTCTGCCCTCATCCGGTAGGTCGCAAGTTTCAGTCCGTCATGGAGGAAATCCCACAAGGCTCTATCCATACCCTTGTTGATGAGCGAAAGCATTTGCGTTGCCACCTTCAATGGCATAGTAGCCAAAGCCACCGTTCCGGAAATTCCATTTCCGTCCTTCAACTTCTCCTGCACCTTCATCATTGCATCGCGCATATTGTCAAACATGTTCTGCACATCTGCTGCAGCATAGTCGTTGGTAGCTCCAAACTTCACCAGGTGGGTAGCAGCCTCTTGGAAGTCCTCAGGATTGGCAAAGCAAGGCAACTGATGATTCTTCATCGTATCTACAAAGATATACTTCATAAAGTTGGCCATAGCCTTCTTAGGACCAAACTCCGCCATGTTCTGTACCATATACACCTCCGTCAATGCTCCGGCATGGAAACCGCTAAAGCCCAGCTCCAGTTTCTTGGCACTCGAAGCAAGCGTATCAAAAGCCTTCCAGAAAGGAGAAGACTGATAAGTCTCGAATACTACCCCGAATCTGTCCCCGGCACTAGCCTCGCTATAAAGCACCTTCTCCTTGCCGGTAATAGGGTTCTTCACCTTCACCTGCTTAGGCGATACATTATATACCCAAACTGGACCCACACCCGGAATCTCAAAGTACTGATACTGCTCCAGGTTAAAAGGAGGCGTAGAAGAAAGCAGTGGGTCAGAAGAAACGATTTCTCCGTCCTCATTGCGCTCTATCACGTTCAATCCGCTCAACTCCTGCAGCATCGTCTTGTTAACCCAAGCCTCGATATTGCTTCTGCTGTAGTAAGCCATCATCTTTGTGATGTCGGTAGTCTTAGGCACAAGTCCTACGCTGATACCCTCCATCAGGGTACTGATGGTTCTCGGCTTCTCGTTCGGACTCTTGGTACGCTGTCTGTTCTCCACATACATCGCATAAGCCTGCTTGTCGCTCTTCTCCTTATCCCAGATATGGTTTACATAGTCGGCATTATATCCGGTGTCCTCTCTTAAGGTGCGATTATCCTTCAACCAGTCGTAGGTATAGTTATACCAGTCTCTAATAGAATCAATGGCAGCCTTCATTTCAGGCGAGAGATTCTTGTAATCGATACCATCAGGCACAATCTGCTGCTTCACCAGTGGCAATACATGCTCACTCAGGATGTCCGTACCGTCAATAGGAACAAAACCTTCATCGCCCTGGTGATTGGCATTGATAGCCTGAGCCATCTTGCTAGCCACATCACTCACAGCCTGAGGATCATCATAAACCTCCACCTCCTTGTCGTCTTTCAGTACGGTATGCTTCTTGGAAGTCTCAGCAATCAGGTCTTCCACGAAAGGCTGGATAGCCTCTACATCATCCGGCTGGATATGGATATGTCCCTTGTCAAAAGCACCAGTGGCATTCAAATCATGCGCCAGGTCACGAAGTCGTCTAGGAGCCTCTATTATATAAGGTATAGCCTCAGCCAGCTTTTCTGCCCGGTTCGGCTTGCCCTTGTAGTCAGAAAGCAACTTGTCGAAAGCACCGCTGTCAGCCATCTTCTCGATTCTGTTCTTCACATCATTGATATAGATGGCATCGTCTGCGCTAGCCTCCTCCATATTCTTGCGTCTATGAATCACGGCATGCTTCACGGTCTTTGCTGCACCCTCCTTGCTCACGTCCGTACTGGTCACCTCTGCCAAGTCCTGCATCACTCGCTGCTCCAGTGCATCAGCCTCCGGATTGGTCTCTGCCGGGTAAATCTTACCCTCATACAAGTCCAGGTCGGCATCGTTCTGCTCGTTCAGTTCGTGTCTGGTCAACCAGTCCTCGTACTTCTGTCTAGCCTCGTCCTGCTTCTGCTTCTCAAACGAGAACATATCAGGCATCGGGTTCTCCTTGTCGGCCATGGCATCGTTCCACTTCTCCCATTCCTTGTAACGAGTGAAAAACGCCTCGTCCGTCTCGCCTTCCTTGCGTTCCGGCTTAATCGGCATTTCGTCACCCTGCAGATGATGGCTGTCACGCCATTCTTTGTTAAGGCGTTCCCATTCCTTCTTGCCATCGGCATCCTTGTCGAAGTCATAGAACATAGGTGGCTCTGGGTCGTTCTCGTCCTCTCTGGCTTCCTTCCATCGCTTCCATTCCATCACTCGCTTCATGTATTGGATGGCACTTTCACCCTTCTTCTGTCTCGGCTTGCCCTTACCTGCACCATCAGATAGCGCATCCTTGATTTCAGCATTGCTAGCCTGCTTCATCAGGGCTTCCTGCTTCTCCTGAGGCATGTCGTCCCAAACGTGAAGAGCCTTGCCAGCCTTCATCAGGTAGTATCTCAAATCCTTGTCATTGAGAAGTCCCGGCACTCGAACACCCAGTTTCTTAAGCACCTTGATTAGATAATGCTTAATCTTAGTCCACAAAGAAAAGTCCTCAGCAGTCTCAAAACCCTCCTCGGCAAGATGAGCGATATACTCCTGCGTTCCCACATTCATGCGGTCATTGTTCTTCCAGTCCGGATCATATTTATTGGCAAAGTCAATAATCTTGCCTCGAACATCCTTACTTGCAGAACGGTAAACGAAGTTGGCAAACTTTCTCACCTCGTTTTCGCCACCCAGAAGCACCTCCATACCCTCATGACCTATCTTCTCATGAAGCACGGTTCTCTCAGCCTCGTTGGCATCAGCACAGTTAGGCAGATAAACATGAACTGTATGCGTAGTAGGGTCATACCAGCCAGTAGCACCATTCTTAACATCACTCAGATAAGCATCCGGCACCTCATCCACAGAAGTGTAAACCGTAGCCTCAGCACCACCCAGTTTGTTGGCAGTGTTCACTACCCGGTCGCTCACCTGTTTCTGCATGTCTGCATCCCAGTTATTCTTAAAGATAGAGCTGCCAAGTCGTGCCAATACATTTCTACCCGACAAGTCATCCTTATTCAGCAGAGGAGCAATCACGCCCTTGGTCAACTGCACAGGTATACCATTGCCAATGATGGTATGTGCCAAAGATTCCGTCTTAGGCAACAGATAGTCATCGCCCAGTCCGGTTATTCTAGCCAATACCCTGCCATCAGCACGCAACACCTTTCCACCCGGCATGATGATCACATCACCACTCTTGGTTCTCAAGGTAGGCAGAATCTCATCCCCATAGGCATGAGGAATCTTGCCATCGGCATAAGCACTGCCCATTACATAAAGAGGCTTCTCTACCTTCTTCCAGTCGATACCATCAGCCTTCAATCTGGTGTCCATCCATGGTGCCACACCGTTTTTCTTCTCCGTCAGGGTAGGAAGAATATCCTCCACAGCCTCTAGCCATCCACCCTTGCGTGGTTGCTTCTTTGGCTTTTCAGGCAGTTCTCCGTCCTTCACGGCTCTAACAATCAGTCGCTCCCTGCTGGTATAGCCTCCAAAATCTGCGGCATTATACACGTCTGCATCCCATTTGTAGCCATTCTTGTCAAGTGCCTTGGTGATAATCTTCATCGCCTCAGAGTCCTTGTAACCCTTCACGTTCTCGATAGTCACCACTCGCGGTTTCACAGCATCAATGAAGTCGGCAGTACTCTTGGCTGTCTCCTTGTCAAGCTCCACTTCGCCCCCATTGCTCTTAGCCTGAGAGTAGTTTTTGCATACAGGCGAAGCATGGAAATACTCCACCTCACCATCAATATGCTTCACCAGTTCCTTAGGGTCAACGTCTCTCACGTCAGCCGTAACAATATGCTGTCCGAAGTTATTGCGATACACGCCACTTATCTTCCGGTCATATTCTACAGCCACCACTGGGTCGATGATGCCCTTCAAACCTTCCTCTACCAATCCACCACCGCTAAAGTAGGTTCCAGCCTTCATCAGCGAATCAGGATGCTTCTGCAACTTCTGCTCCAAGACAGGAGATTTCACGATACCCTTACTGCCCCATTCCTTGAAAGCCTCTTTGGTCATTTTCACGTCCACGAACTGAGCCTGAGGAAACTCCTTCTTCAACTCCTCCATCTGAGCCAGGAACTTCTCCTTAGTCTCAGGAGCCTGCTGGCCCGACTCATCGGTAGTAATAGGCACACCCAGTTTAACCAACTCCCTCAACTGATTAGGAGTAACCACGTTCCAAGGAATAGCCAGCCCTGTACCATCCAGCTGCTCTGCGATACTCTCAGCAACCTCAGAATCAGGAACCACTCTCACCGCCTTTCTCCAGCGAGACAACATCACCGACCTCTGTCTATCCTTCGGCAACAAACCATTGACGGAACCCGAATGCCAAGGCACAAGTCCTACGGCATCCTTTGCACCCTCAGCACGATAGCCACTGGTCTTCTCGCTCTCCGGAATCTCCCATTCCACAACCTTGATGTTACCTCTGGCATAAGCCCCGGTAAACTGGTCGTTCATCATAGATGTTGAAGTATGCATATAAGGATTGTAGGCAGCACGCACTGGACCTTCTCCTGCCCCAGGGTTCTTGTCGGTCTTCACCAGTTGGAACTTTCCGTTCTTCACAAGATCCGGTCTCTCGTCTGCTCGCATCCAAGCCCCAATCTCTGTAGCATCAGTACGCTTACCGTCAATGATGGCAGCCATAGGCGAATACAGTTTCCCATCCAGTTCCTGCATTCCGCTATACATCCGGAAAGTCTTCTCCTTATTCAGCCTCTCCAGTTCCTCCGGCTCAGTCACTCGATGGAATCGGATTTCATTATTGCTATTGATAGCCTCGTTGAAGGCGCGGCTGCGGTCACCTTCCTTTTCCGGGTCGTAATCAAACAGAGACAACCCAGATTCTTCGAGTCCCTTGCGAACATCCTCACCTAAATCATTAGGAACAACAGCAGCCACAAATTCATTAAGATGAACAGGACGGTTAAACTTGGTCTCGAAATAAGCACTCTTCAATTCGTTCTGCACAGCATTCTTAAGAGAATCCAGCTTCTTCATGAAGGAAGGAGTAAGAGTTATTCCATATTCTTTCTTGGCATATTTCTTAGGATCAGGTTGCGATACGATGTCATGAAGTCTCTGCTCACCATAGAACACATCGTTATACAATGTCTTGGCAAGATCGTAATACACATCCTGCCATTTTTCGTAGAACTCTTCCTTATCCTTATTAGAAGACAACTTCTCCTTATTGGCACGCATTTCAGAAGTAGAGTCAACACGGCTAGCCAATTTGGCGATGAAGCTGCCAAACGAAGTATATTCACCTCCATTTGTCTGCCCATCAGCCTCCTCTCTCATAGCCTTTGACACATTTTCAAGAGTTTCAGGCACATACTTTCGGGAACCATCTTTCTTATAGCCACGGAAGATACGGTTCTTTGTTCCGAACTCATCCAGTTTGTTCTCCTGCCATCTGATATAATCAGCATAAAGACCATTCTTGTTGACGTAATTACTAGCCTTCACCTTAGACAGATAAAAGTCATACTTCTTGGTGTCGTTGTGTTCCTTCACCATCTGTTCAACAACCTTCTTTACATCCTCAGGCTTTGGCTTACCATCCTTATCAAGCAAGGTTGATTTATAGTCACGATCAAAGATTTCATTTACCTTCTTTCTTACTTTAGGACTTATAGGAGCTGTTTTAACACCAGTTTCCTTATATATCTGTCTTCTCACCTCCAATGAAATCTTATCCCTTGTAGGTTTCACAATTTGATACTTAGCAAGACTCGTTACATCTTCGTTCAGTTCAGGGTCATTCTGCATACTGTTCAGAATATCATCCACAGTAGGATATTTGTTAATAATCTCTTTCCAGCGATAATCAACATTAGAATCATACGCCTTAATATCAATGCCCTTTTCTTTCAGATACATCAACTCCCAAGCAGGAATACCATTGTCTTCCAATACATCCTTGGTCTGTCTCTTAATCTCTGCCTTAGCAGCACTAGGGTATTCAAGGCTGTCAACCCAGTCTTCAAACTTCTGACTGCCCTTTTCGCTCATTTGTCGCTCTACGGAAGGATAACGCTGAGTGTAGGCATCAGTTATCCAAGTACCACCAGTCTTGCCAGTACGCTTATCTACAAGAGCAGAAGGAGCGATGAAGGAAATCTCTCCAAAGTTATCATGAGCACTCTTGCTTGTATCTATCACTGCCAAAGAAGGATTGGCCAAACCACCCAGCTTCAAAGCCTTTCTCAGCTTCTCCTCAGTAATATTATGAACTCCGGCAAGAGTTTTATCATCCTTCTTAGCTTTCTTCTCGTTCAGCACAGTACGTGGGTCCACACCATTCTCCAAGTCCCTCAGTACTAGATTACGAATATCCTCCAAGGTCATTTTCTTAATGTCCTCAGGCTTCCATTTTGTAAATGTATCAAGGGTCCAATACCAGAACTTCTTCAACCAATTCTTTAATCGGTTGATGATAGTAAGCTCTTTAGCTGTATCTAACGGATTCTCCTTAATGGCATCATTTGCCATCTGTTCCAGGATGGCAGCACCGTCCTCACCGGTCAAACGAGCAAAAGCCTCATCGCAAATCTCATCATCGCTCAGATGCTTATAGTTAGGGTCCTCCTTCAAATCGGCAAACAACTGGGTCTGCATGATGAGTTTATCACCATGCTCTATAAGTTCCGGATTCATCTTCTTGGCAGCAGTACGCCAAAGATGCTGGTACTCATGGATAGGAGTATTAGCATTCAGATGCTCCTGGTTCAAGACAATCTCCTTGCCATCAGTGTAGCCATAAACCACACCCTTGCCCTTCAAGTACTGCACTCCCGGCTCAGCAACAGCCTTCAACTGTCTATCCAAATCCTTGTATTTCGCAAACAAGGAATCAAGCTTATCTTGATATTTCTCATGAGCCTTTTCGTCCAAGTCGCTCCAAACATCATCAGGAATATCGTTTTCAGAAGCCAGTCCATGCTCATCCATGTACTCCTTCATCAGCTGATTTTGATACTCCTTACGTTCCTGCCCGGTTAATTTATAAGCCTCCTCAGTCTCCTTAATCTGCTTCTTCAACTCATTCCTCTTATTGGTCTGCTCGTCAATCTTATATGGGTCAAACTCCGAAGGGAAAGAGCCAGTAAGCCCAGCCACATTGTCCTCAAAACTCTTGTCAAGATTGAAGACCTTGTAGTTACCCCACATCAGCTTATTATAGTAAGAACGTTCCTTTCTAGCCAGCTCCTGCTTCTCAAAGTACTCCGGCATCTTGTTAGGATTGCTCATATCCACCACGGCATACTGCTTCCACTTATCCGGGCGCAACTCCTTGGCAAAGTTATAAGCATTCTCAGCAGCCTGCTTCTCCTCAGGAGTCTTGATCTTAAATCTCATTTCAGGCTGATTCAGCAGCATGTCAAGATTCAGGTTATCCTGCGCCTCAGCCACCTTCTCCATATCCTCATTGCTAACTACCTTCACCGGGATGCCAGCCTTCTTAAGCATGGTAGAAACGACATCATAAGCCACCTTCTGCGCCTCAGTCATTTCAGATGGATCCACCTCCTTCACATCACGGTGGAAAGGAAGATTATCCTTTGCCTTCTTAGCCTCCTCAATATTCTCGTCTTGATTCTCATCAGAATTATATCTTTCACCTTCCTCAATTCGAGACTTGATGATACCAGCCACCTTTTTCACATTATTCATGGTAATCTGTGGCAGTACCGATATAGGATTCACATCACTATATTGTGATACATTTCGGTAGTCATTATCCAAAGGCTCTAATCTGTCTCTCCAATCACTGCCCTTGTCGGCATAAATCCAGCCATAACCATATTCCTTGAAGTCAACATGAACACCTTCAAGCCCTACATCAGCCAGAGCAGAATCCAATGCACTCTCAATAGCGTTAATAGCATCAGTCAAAGGCTTGATGAAGGCTCGCCTCTCGCTATATGATTCATCCTTCTTCTTAGCACTCTTTGCATACTCCAACTGCCCAGATAGATAGCCATGCCCAAGATTGCTTGCGAGCAGGGCATCAGTCAGTTCCTTCTGTGCCTTAGCAATAGCTTTCTTGTCACCGCCATTAACGGCATTTCTCAAAGCGTCAGCAAAAGGAGCAATTGATTTCGTTTCTTGCTTCAGGAACTCGGAATAAGCAGCAGCATTCTTACGCTCTGCCAAATCTTCCCTACGCTCATGTTCGTTTGCAGTCCAATACTCGAACTCCTCGTCCATGTTCCACAACACATCAGATACTTCCTTGAACTCCTCATCAGAAAGAGTCTTCAAGAGTTCATCCATTTCATGAGCAACATCAACTTCTGGTACCTCATTAGGATCTACTTCTCCCTGCTCCATCAAGTCCCAGTACTCCTTCTGCTCTTTTGCCAAATCCACAATCTTGTCAAAGGCTTCACTATGAGCACCGTCTTGCATCATTTCTTCCTCATAAGCAGCACGCTGTTCCTTCTGCACCATAGCATAGTCCGCAAATGGCTTAGTCTTGCGGTCAGAAGACTCCAGCCATTTGTCAAAGGTAGCCTTAGGCACAGAAGTAACCTTACCAAGTCCCTTCCAGCCCTTGGAGTAGTTAGCAAGATAAGCCTCTGTAGCAGCCTCCTCAGAAGGATAGCCATACATCACCTTATGCTCGTCAAACTCACCAGTCTCTGGGTTCACCTGGTCAACAACATAAACGTTACCATCAAAAGTATCAAGGTCAGCGGCATCATTGATGAACATATCAATATGGTCACCATCAACGCCAATTTTACCAAGAATATAGCCATAAGTATCGTGCATGGTCACGCTCCAAGGCTTGCCCTGCTCGTCCTTACCGCTACGAGTCACGCCCTTTGGTGTTTCTACGGTATAATCGTAGCCACCAAAGGACAAATGACCCTTTTTGTAGTTGCCTGCCTTCTTCTGAGCCTCTGTTGGTTCGGTCTCAGTTTTAGCAATGGCACTCTTTAAACGTTCTCCGAAGGATGTTTCTTGCGGTAGATGTGGAGTTCTATCAGCTGAGCCTTCGCCAGATGCCAAGCTGCTAATCTCTTGTCTCCCTTCGCCTGTGCTATTATGTAACGCTCCAGCCTCGGTCTCAGCAGATGCTTCTCTGCTACCACCTTCTTGGCGATTGCGATTTCCTTCATCAACTCCTCTCCGTGAAGAGTCGCTATCCAGGCTACTGCCTCCTCCATATCCTTCTTCATTGCTTCTGTCATCATAATCTGCTAATTCTGGTAAAATTGATTTAACATATTGTTTGTACTCTCGTTCACGATCCTCAATCTCCATCATGCGGTCATATTCCATACCTGCAATTTGGTTGAGTTCATTTTCAGTCGGCAAAGGTACAGAATTATCTTCAAGATAAGCATAATAATCTGGATTTTCTGCCTGTCTGTCGATAATTTCACGCTCTTTCTGTGCCTCATAATATTCTTCCTCGCTTGAAAGTTCATCTTCTGCAGCAGCTATGCGGTTCATCAGAGCCACATTTCTCATTTCCTTCACGCTGTCATAAGACTTAAACATATCAAGAAGGGAATTACGAACATCCTGGTCGGTATATCCCATATCCTGCAAGTTTACAGGAAGGTCATTATATACTTTCACAGCAAAATCGTTAACCGACATACCAGTTCCTTTCTTGGCTATAAGATAATTGAACTTGTTAGAATCATATCCCTTGCCAATACCAAACTTGAAATTGCTCTTGCCCAACTCATATTGAAGAGATTCCGGATTCAAGCTATGAGGACGCAAAGATTCAGATACAGCCTCTTCAAGAGTCTGAGGAGTCAAGTCCGTAACGTCAACAGAGGAATCCTTGTATATCTCTTTTATTTCTCCAAGGTCATTCTTCTTCAACGCATCAGCCACCAATGCCTTGCGCTGCTCAGAAGGAGTCATGCCCAGTTCCTTCATTTCCTGCTGGCTAACTTCTGTTTTATAGAGTTTGCTGAGTTTATTAGCCTGAGCCTTCAAACCCTTTGCAGCAACCGACAAATTAGTCTGCAGAGCCTCCAGTTGAGCCTTTGTAGTATTCAATTCCATAAGTTGGGTAGGGTCCAGCTCTGTTTCGCCATTGATATACTGCTCCAACATATCATTCACGTAATTCATCTTGTGCTCCACATCCTCCTGGGTATGATAAATGTCCTTGCGCTGAGAGGTAATATAGTCGTTAGCCTCATCCATAGTAGGATATTGCTTCTTCAATTCCTTATCGTCAAGTACGAGCACATGGAAATCATCAGATGGCACGATGGCAGTTTCATCAACACCAGCCTTCTCCACCTCAGCCTTGCGCTCCTCCTTCATAGCCTTCACCTCATCAGGAGTCATCACGCTGTTGCGGATAGCATTCCAGTTTTTGAAACGAGCATCAAGATCAGCAATCTGCTCATTAACAAGAGCCAGGTCGTTCTCCACCTTCTTAGCCTTTTCAGGGTCCAGGTCGGCATTGGTATCAAGCCAGTTCTGATATTCAGCAGCTGCCTTCTTCTTGTTGGCAAGTTGCGTCTTGATGTCGTCACGGCTTCCATTAACCAGATTCAGGAGTTTGCCATGGTCTTCGCCATACTGCTCCTGCAGATACTCAGCAGCCACCTTTGGCTCTGTGTCCTTAGAAGAATAGTCTGGCTGACCTGCTGCATAGCCAAAGATACCCTTCTTATATCGCTCCTGCTTCTCAGCCTCAGCCTTGGCTGCATCATCATTGGCACGCTGTGCGTCCTCGGCATCCAACTCGGCACCAATAGAGGCATCGAGCGCATTCTGTCGCCAGGCATTAAACTCGTCCTTGCTCAGGGCGATATTGTCCTTACCATCAGAAAGCACAATCTTGCCATCCTCGCTATATCCGGCAAAGGTCATTTGCATAGGTTCGTCACCTGATTCCATGGCAACCTCTACGGTGTCGCTAGGCTTCAACCCACTGCCATCATACTGAGCAAAGAACTGCTTATATCTAGCATCCACCTGCTCAGCAAACTTCTGATTGATATAATCATCCATAGGAATAGGTGTACCCACTTCCTTGATGTCGGCACTGGAAACCTGCTTGATGGTAGGATTTCCATCCTCACCAGGCACTACTACAAAGCCACCACCATATTCATTGGCTTTCTTCAAAAATACCTGCTGACCAGTAGTAAGGGTAGCTGGCACGATGTTTCCGTCTTCCGTCTGATATGGCCAAAGCTGTTCCTTCAACGCCTCGCCATAGCCATCATCAGCATGCTGCAGAGCATCATAAACACCATTCTTGGCATCCTGAGCCTCCACATACTTACGAACAGCATCCTGCTGCGCCGGAGTCAAAGAATTGGCGCGCTGAGCCACAAACTGCTCCATATCCTTGCCATCCTCGTATGCCTTCACCACAACATTCATCTGTGCCTCATCATCAGCAAAAGCACGCTTCAATCGAGCTTTCGATACATCATCGTTATGATCAATCGCCTTCAAGCCCTCAGCATCCCCCTTCTGGTAAGCATTCTGTCCCATCACATAGGCATCAGACTTGCTTTCATTGGAAGCTGTTTCACCCTCAACAGGAGGTGTTGGTGGCTCTGTAGGTGGAACCTCAGCAGAAGAGTTTGCAAGGTTTGCAGCAGACTCTTCATCACTCGGACTTGGTACGGAGTTAGTACGGTCTTGGTACGGAGAAGGTCCAGATGAAACAGGAGACTCCTGACCACCAGCAGAACCATCTACCGGAGCTGCACCCTCAACAGGTGCAGCTGGCTTCTCTCCCTCAACACCGCTCTGTTCAATGCGCTTCTGCTCATTGCCATGGGCAGTATTATAGAGATCATCCACCGTCTGCTTCATTTCACGTTTCAGTTCGATAGAGTTGTAAAGCTCCTTAAGATAAGATTCCACCAGTGGCGCATACTTCTTATCTTTCGACTCCAAAGCCTTTCTCAGTGTACCGCGCGCCACACCATGAGAATCCTCAAACGTGTTGACAAACTCCCTCATCACGGAACTGTTTTCAAGGGCGCTGTCATAATAATGGCGATAAGTATCAACCTGCTTCTGCTCCTCCTCAGTAAGGATGATGCCCTTCTGCTGCTTATCCATGATGTCCTTGATGGCACCAGCATTCTGATGAAGGTAAACCGCAGCCTTATCCTCATCCGTCAATTTCTCACCCATATTGTATTTCTGAGCTGCCTTGTTGTATAAGCCATCAAGATGCTCCTGGGTAAACTCGTTGTGGAACTCACCTTCCAGTACAGAAGCCAAGCCCAAAGTCTTCTCATACTCAAGTTTCTTGTCTGCCTTCTGAGCCTCAGCAAGAGAAGAATACTCTTGTCTGTAAATGATACCACCATCCTTATTCAAGGTTTCGAGATACACCTTTCCGTCATGATCCATCGGCTGAACGATGATAGAATCAACCACAGGCGAGAAAGAAGAAGGTCTCTTACCTTCCACCACAGCCATCATCTTAGCCTTCAACACCTCCGGAACACTCTTGTCGTTCATCAGGTCCATATACTTCTGGGTTAACTGCCCATCAAGTCGCTGGGCGTTCTCACCCTCCACGGCATACTCCCCAATGCCCACCTTTTCAAAGGTATCACGAAGACCATCATAGCCGAATCTCTTCAACTCGGCAATATCCTGATCTGTGAAGTCAAACTTCTTATTAAACTCCCTCGCGTCCTTGAATCGGGCATACTTGCCCACCATGCCCGGCAAGCCGATGGCAGTAAGGTTCGCCATACTCTCCAAGAAGCTCTCGGCAGCATCCTTACCTGTAGGCTTGAAGTTCGGATCATGCGCCATACGCTCCAGTATCTGCTGACCGGTCATGATACCGGAATCCACTACCTTTCCACCAACATCAGCAAGAATATTGGTAGCTAAGCCTCTGCCCTTGCCTATCATGTTAGCGATGGTTCCACCCTGCATGATAGCACCTACGGCTGTCTGTTTAGTCACCTCGCCCAAAGTATTAGCGATAACCTTACCCACAGAAGGATTGTAAATCTTGCCATTCTCATCAAACTGACCAGTACGATAAACCTCATCAATAGGCTTCGAGATAGCCGACTGACCACCAAAGGTAACAGCACCATGCACAGCACCGTTCTTCAAAGCCATGTCCTTACTCTTACCGATAAGTACCTTGGCAGCTCGCTCAGCCACCTTGCGCTCCATACCCTTAGCCATCAGGTCACCAGCCAGTTTACCCTCTGCCTTGGCAATCATGCTATTGGTCAACTTGCCACCTGCTGCTCCCGGCAACCAATAACTCCAGGCATCACCTGCAAAGGTAAGAGCACCACTAGCCACGTTCTCCCAGAAGCCCGGCTGATACTGCTGATTAGCCATATCCTCCAGCCAGTTCTGATAGTCCGTCTGAACAGCCTTGCGAGTAATCTTGCCCACAATAGTGTTACCCAAACCAGTCTTCATGATGTACTCAGCACTACCCTTAGGCATCATACCCTTAATCTCCAGCTGGTCGAGTTCATTCTTAAGAACAGAATTGATCATCGGCTTGAACTGCTTAGGATCACCACTCATACCGCCATTCAAGCCATATCGCTGCATCACCTTGAATGCTGCATTGCTCATATCATTCAGGAACTCCGGATTCCGGTAGAGCTTGCCAAACTTCTTCTGCAAACTAGAAAGTACCTTTGCAGGATCCTTGGCCTCGTTTGCCTCATACTGAGCACCAAGTGCTGTACCCAGACGAAGATTAGCCGGAATAAACTGGCTTCCTTCCATTCCCTCCGTAAATGCCTTACTGCCTGCCTCCTGAGCCTTGTTGTACTCATCCACTACAGATGGGTTCACATATTTATTAATAACGCTAGAAAGAGCCTCATTGATGTCCTGGTTCATCAGTCTGTCCTGCACATGCTCATCATGAGAATAGAGACGTGTAGCAATACCCTCAGCGATGTCACGATAGTTCGGGCCATATTTGTTAACCAAACTCTGTACCATAGCTGGTTTCAGGAACTGTCCTACATAGTCATCATAGCTGATACCCATGCTGTCTGCCTCCTGCTTCAACTTATCCTGCACACCATGGCTATACCATTGCGCTTCGATACTTCTCTCAGCATCCTGCACAGTATCGTCAGGCAAAGAAGCCACTACCTGGTTGGTAACGTCCATGGCCGAACGGTTGGCATATCTGCCCAGAGCAGACTCCACCATGTTCACCGCCTCCTCATTGCTATTGGCAGTACCATCAGCCAACAAGTCTGCAACCATGTTTTCAAAGTAAGTACCCTGCTTATCCGGTCTCTGCTTCCAGTTCTCCAGATAGTTGGCAAGTTTGGCATCCAACAAGCCTTCGTTATTAACCACGCTGGTTGGAGCAGTAACAGGATTCTCCTCTTTAGATTCAGGAGAAGCCTCCTGCTGTGCTGGCTGCTGTACCTGCTGATTATTGTCTTGTGGCTGCTGTGTTTGTTGTGGCTGCTGCATATTATCACCAAGAAGCATATTGGCTATCATACCACCCATCTTCTGCTCCCTGCCGATATTTCCGGCATCCACCTTCGGCATCATGCCGAGTGCTTGCGAAATCAAGCTAGGCTTCTTTAACTCGCCTCGCTGATACTCATCATTCAGCTGAGCCAAGTCTTTGAAGTTGCCAGGCTTGTTATCAGGTGAATTGTAAGCATCAAGTACCTCCTGAAGATATTCAGTCTTCGGCTTCGCTACAGGTTGCGCCATCTGCGGTTTAGAAGCATGAGCAGAAGCAACAACTTGCTTACCACCACCAGTAGAAGGAGAAGCAGATGCAGCTGGCTCCAGCACCATCTTGTCAAAGTCTGCCTGTGTTCCCACATCATACCCCATGTTTTTGGCTTCATTATAATACCAGTCACGATCTTCCTTGTTGTTCAAGTCCTTTTTAAAGTCATCATAGCTACCTACCTCATAGCCGTTGCTCTTGAACTCATTATAAAAATATTGTCTGTCTTGCTCGTCAAACATACTTTATCTGATTTTGATTAATATTCTATTACTATCTTCTAGATGGTGGAACTTTGCTTCCACCGCCCCTACGTGAAGGAGGAACCTTGCTGCCACCACCTCCTCTTCTTGAAGGAGGCGTCCGGTCAAACTTCATCTGAGCCTTTGCCCATCTTGAAGCCTGCTGTCTGTTCTTCTCGTTAGCCCAGGTTCCACCCCTGCCATCATTTCCACCGATAGACATACCGTTATTCTCTGCCCACTTGTTTACAAGTTTCTTAAACTTAGGGTCATTTACATACAGGGTGTTGAAATCATCAGCCTCCTTCTGGTTGGCATTTCTCTGATTCTGTCCCTCAGTCTGTGAATTGATATGCCTAACTTGCGCTCCCTTCACCGCTACACTGGCGTTATGATCAGCAGCTCCGGCATTGGCATTGTTGGTTTGGGCATCAAGCAAATGACCCTTCTTGCCTCTCAGTTCATCTTCTGTCTTGGTCTTGGCAGTAGAAAGAACAGCTGCAGCCTTAGAAGCTTCCTGTCTTGCCTGTTCGGTCTTCACCTTTTCGGGTGTCAAAGCATCCTGCTGATTCTTCTGTGATGCGCGATATGCAGCCAGCGCCTCGTTAGCCTTGGCAGCAGCCTCTGCTTGCATCTGTGCTTGCTTATTCTGTCTGTCCTTCCAGATATTCACCATCATCTGGTCATAGCCTTTCTGACGAAGGGCATCAGTTCCTTCCCTCAGCTTGCGTTGACGTTCGGTAAGCTCTTGTGCTGATTCTATCTTCTGCGATGGAGCACCTTGTGTTGTACCGAAAAAATTGCCAAGATGCATAAAGAAATTACTCCATTTCTCCATTTTAGCCTGCCTCTCCGCTTTCTTCCTCAAAGCTTCACTGGCAGCTACGGTTTTATCAGCATCACCAAGTTGACTAAGCCAAGGCATGAATGTAGCCCAGTTGCCATCACCATTCTTCTGGTAATCTCTCATGATGTCATAAGGCTTCATCTGCTGCAAAATAGGATTCTGCTCTATCTCGCTATAAGGTCTACTCCAGTCAATCTTGATACCCTGGTTAGGCTCTACCTTGGTAACATCTTCGGTTGGCTGCTGTACAAAAGATTCCTTGACATTATTTCCTGTAATACCAGTCGTATCAATGGCAGTATTCTTTTCAGGTTTCGCTTCTGTAGCCTGAGCAGTTGCAACTTCCGGCTTCTCCGCATTACCACCATCAGAAGGAAAATTAGTAACAGGAACAACAGCTGTTGCCGGACGCTTAGGAGTTAAATTGTCACTCATAAATCCCATAATTACCTCCTTCCTTAAATTGGCAACATACTTGCAGCACTAGCCAATCCACTCGTAGCATCAGTGATACTCTGAGCAGTAGAAAGAGCCTTCTCCTTCTTGGCAGAAGCAATATAATTAGTCATTGCGTCAATCTGCGAATCACCAGTATTCCATACGTTTTCCTTGGTCTGAGCACCTTGCACGGCAGCCTCCTGCATCATCTTGCCCACCTGCTCCTGAGCAGCCTGCTTGCTCAACGCCACCGCTTCGTCAGAGCCACCACTAACAATATTCGTGTTCTTTGCCTTTTGCGTAGCATCATCCAATACCTTCTGTGCATTGGTCACGGCCACCTGATTCTCAGCTGTCTGCGTAGGGTCCTGGTAATACAAATTGTCCCGATGATCCTTCACCTGCTGCAATCGGTCTTGATAAGTTTGGATATACTGATCATATCCTCTGTTTCTAGCTTTAGCAGCCAGCAGTCCACCAGCTACAGAGGTAGCACCACCTAAAATTCCGCCTACATGGCCTTTAAGGCTACCTACAATTTTTCCTATAAGTCCCATAAAATTCGAATTTAATGTTTAAACTGTGCTAAAGTAATGCGTTTTTCTTGCGTATCTGTGATAAGTTCCGCAACTTGAACACCAACTTTCGGTATTTTTCACTATATTTGCACTCGAAAACTATCAGTAATCAATTAAATTCTTAGAATATGGCAACAAAAAAAGATAATAGCAATGAGCCGAAACCAAAGCGAAAGAAGACTGGTGGACGCAAGGCTGGCACGGCAAACAAGATAACGAAAACGGTGCGTGAAAGCCTTAGCGATGCCATCACTGGCTATTTCAACGGAATCAACGAAAAAGGCTACTCTCTAGCCAGTGACCTCATGCAGATAGAAGAACCTGCCGGACGTTTGGCAATGGTAGCCAAATTTCTCCCATACGTTGCTCCAAAGCTTCAATCCATATCATTCAACAATGATGAGCATCGAAGCCTGTCCGTGGAAGAGTCCTTCATGGAGCTGGAGGAGAAATTTGAGAAGCAGGAGACCACCATCAACATCAAGAATCTCAAAATTGTTAATAATGGCTAAATATAAAAAAAGGTAGCCTTCTCTAAAATTTCTGCTACTTTAGAGAAGACTACCCTATGGTATGAAATTGACTGAATCTGTCAAATATTAAGTTTTATTGGCACAATTTTAAGATATATTAGCTACTTTTTATCCCTCATGCGCTCAAAATACTTCGTCTGGTCTTTGGTGATATTATTCACCTTAATCTGTATAGTACAGTTCTTAGGCACTGTATCATTGATATTATCCATCAGTTGCCGGATAATGTCATCCGTATTCCGGTAGCCTTTGCCTTCCACATGACCAACCACCTCACCCATGAAGTAGGCATCAGCACTGAGTTCAAACGTCTCCTCCACCTTTTCGAATACAGGCGCATGATGTTCAATCAAGCGCTTACTCTTGTCGTTAGTGAAAAAAACTTTTTCAACAATCTTCTCATTTATCTCCCATATTCTAGAGAAATCAGGTTTTACATATCCCATGGTTACTCTATGTCTATTTACATGGTTCAAACCAAATGCCACATCATCGAAACTTGCGCCAAGATCATTTTGCGCTATGGTTGCCCAAGTGTGCCTAAATGTATAAGTAGAATATGTTTTATCCTCTTTCTTCATTCCAAGATAGTCCAAACAGATTAAACGAATCTCATGGCTCTGACTAGCAACAAAGCTTCTGTCATCATAGAACATCTTGTGAAACTTGAAAAGATACTCATCATCCTCATCACTTAAATATTTTTCCAACGTAGGAATAAGCATATCAGGAACTCGAATTTCTATATATGCTTTATCTTCCCTTCTGGTTCTTGTCTTGGCACGCTCGTAATGCAAGATTCCGTCATAATAGGCAGATTTCTTCATTCTATACAAGTCTACCCCATTAATACCAGCTAAACAAAGTATCATCTTACCAATGTCTTGAGCCATTTTCCTAGATTTCTGGGTAATGTTAAGAGCAAAAAACTTCCTACACTCCTCCATGGTAATTGCTTTCTTCTCTGGAGCATCATGCTTCGGAATAATTACCTTTAACCATGGATTCACCTTAATACGTATAATATCATTATCGTAATCAGGCAAGTTCTCAATAGAAGTGCAAAAATCTGAGGGGGTTTCAGGCTTAATAATCT